ACACGTCAGCAGCGTACCCTGTAGTCGCCATGATAGGTCCTGAAGCTGCGTTAATTGCCTGCGTTCCTGAGTTTAGTAGCATAGACATATAGCGGATAGCAAGTATTTTATCCCAAACTGATGACTTCTCATAGCTATTAAGGATCTTCTGCATTTCGATATCAGCATTAATTCGTTGGTCTCCTGACAGTTTGGTTACTTTCTTTGCTAATTCGCGGAGAGTTTCAATGTCCTTTGGACTAACTTTTTCGGTTTCACGCACATACTTTTCGACGATCTTTTCCGCCAAAGGCTGCTTCTCACCAGACACTCTGCGTAACGCTTCATTTGCTTTCTCGATTTCATCTGAACCAACATGAGAAGAAGATCGTTTCAGCAATTTCTGAGCGTTTTGGAATACTTCCGTGGCTGCCGGCCTAATTTCCTCGCCAAACATGCGCACCATATCTTCGACATGCGTAGCAGCTTTGATTGTTCCCTTAGCTATCTGTGAAGCAACTACGATTGCATGATCTGCCCACTCATTGATCGGCAAGCTGTTCAGGTTGTTCTTTCGACTAGCAATCCTTGCCAACGCAGCCTGTTCAGCTTCTTCTAAGAAGGAAACAACCTTATCACGTTTACGCGGCTCTTTCAGTTCAGCAGGAATATCGTCTACAATCTTAATTACCTTCGGTTTGGATATTTTCTCAGCGCCCGACAGGAAGTCAGAGAGTTTCTTGAGATCAGCCGAACCAACGTCCTCGCCGCGCTCCAGCCTAGTAAGTATCTCGTTGAACTGGTTGGCCCTGATTCCAGCTCCCGACTTCTCCTGGACCTGCGCCGCCAACTGTTTAAACTTAACTGAATCTTCCACACTAACCGTCTTTCCGTTCCTCTCGGCCGTTCTAACTAAGTCTAACAATCTTCCTTCAGGACTCAATCTAGCAAGGATGGAGGCGGCTTGCGAGGTCTGTCCTGACTTGGTGAGATCAGCAGCTAGTTTATCAGCAATTTTCAACGCCCGGGCATGTTCACCGACTGCGTCTAGTTCCTGCATCAAGCGGTAACCAGTGGCGATATGGTCAGCTCCACCTGCATCATTTAACATAAACTTATTTTCTGCTGCGGAAATATCTTTAATAGCTTCGTTCGCTGCGTCTACACTAGCACGGTTAGTAGCAACATCGTATCTTTGATTAGTGTTTCTAATAGCACCTTGCAACTCAGGAGAGAAACTACCGTCATCAAGCTGAGTTCTGTAGTTAGCGCGGATCCCTTGTTGTGTAGGTGCGCTAACTCCTGCCGTTCGTACTGATGGAATTGTTTCTGGTGCTATTGGTAAAACTGTTTGTTCGCTTGTGTTGACCATTGGAACGGCATCATCTACAGGGACCGCACTAGGTACCACTCTCGGTGGATTAGCTTTTGGTGTAGCAGATGTTGGTGACGATTCGTTTATTCGTGCGAACACGCTGTTTCCGAATGATTTACCAACATTTTCGGTATATCCTCTAGCTATAGGATTACCTACCGCAGCGCCTTCTGAAAACGGAGAAACAACAGATGAACGCGTGTTGTCCAATGTATTACGTAGAGAATTACTAGTAAGTTTTGAGGCGGTATTATCACCGAATTGAGCCAACTTTTGAAATACTCCGCTACCCACGCCACCTATTACACCACCAAGAGCGCCGCCTATTGCAGCGCCTTTGAGTAAATCCGTATTACTAGCATCAGGATTCATAACCTGCATACCAGCAGCACCGAGAGGTACACCCGCAGCTAGTTCACTTAATCCCGTTTGTATAGCTTTGCCACCAACTGTGTTAGCCAATTTGGGAGCTAGTCGTTCTGCAACTGCGCCTACAGCACCTTTAGCAACATTCGTTAATGCTCCAACTTCTGATAATCCTGCCCCAGGGATATAAAGTGATCGTAAGACATCAGCTACAGGATCCGTTTTCTCAGCAACATAATCTAATCCCTTCAATATCGGACCAATAACAGGGAGTTGGCGAGCTCTCGTTTCTATATCTTCTTCCGGCGTTTCGAAAGATTTAACAATCTCCTGTGATGAAGGATCATTATCCCATTGGTGAGCATATTGGTATTGTTCATCTGCTTCGGCTGCACCACGGGCATTATAGTAATCATCTGTACGCTTTATACGTCCAAATACCCCACCACCGCTAGATGATGAGGTACCCGAATTTATCTTATCAAATACACCCATGGCACAGCCTCCTAATCAAGTCCTGCTGCCTTACGTAATGCTAGATATCCATCATATCCATATTGACTAATAAACTCTTGCGCATGCGTATCTAATTGATTAGATGCGGTGTCTGGATTAGATTTCAAATAAGCTACGTCTGACGCGAAGTCTGGACTATTTTTATAGTCAATTTTCGATTTATCGCCTGGCTTATCACCAGTAGTTAACTGCCTTAACTGCTCTTTAGCCGTATCCAACTTAATCTTGTCATACTCTGCATCTACAGCAGATTGATAAGGAGCTCTTCCGATCTCTGCGATCTGCTTTTGCAACTGTTGAATCTTCAGTTTCTGTTCAGTAGGCAAATTAGCTAATTCCAGCGAGGCGATTTCATTATTAATACGCTGCCCTTCTTGTTGCAGGAGAGTTGACTTCGCTGCTAACGTAGGAGTTCCGCCAGTGCTACCAAGCAACGACCAGTCTGCTTTCGCTCCACTTCCTAGGTTTCCTGTTAAACCAATGCTGTCCATGTAGGCGTTCCAGTTATCGACTTTTGTTTGACGCGCTTGATTGAACTCTTGATCCTTGCTAGCGAGTGTTTGAGTGCCGTTTAGGTTACCAGTCAGTGAACCAACTTGCAGCCCATATTCACGCTCCTGACGTGTTAGGTCATTGATGATCTGTTGTTGCATCTCAGGAGTTTGGTTCAGGAAGTCACCGAGCTGGCTGTCAACCGAACCTAGCTTAGTTTGAAGGTCTTGTTGGTTCTGTCTGTCCGTAATCTCACGCTCTCTCGCAATCATCCCTTGAGCATAATCAGACTTCCCACTAAACGGGTTCAGGTTACGTTGGTTAGCTACGTTCTCTAGCGCTCTATTGTCCTGTGTAAGCTGATTCAAACGATCAAATGAAGTGTTGTATCCTGCTTTCGTCTGATTGGCTATACGAGTCCTCTCGGCGATCTGTTGAGCAATTTTAGCCTGTGCTTCAGCTTGGATCTGAGCAGGCGATAACTGACCATAACCGCTTGCAGCAGGAGCATATCCACCTCCTGGTAACTGTGTGGCCCCGCCTTGCTGACTTCCACCCTGTGAAGCTGTATACTGTGGAACCATGCCGCTAAGTTGATTCGCCCAAGTCTGCGCTGCAGATCCGCCGACACTTTGAGCACGTGCGATCTCCTGCTGAGCTTCGGAAGGATGTGCTGCATAATAAGCTAACTGTTGATCGATCGGCATTGCATCTACCTGAGCATTCTTCGTGTAACTAGGTGCAGGAGGTGCGTAAACGGGATTACCGTTTATGTCTAGCCCCATGCCTTTAAGGATAGCCGATGCATTGGGATTTCCACTCTTATTGAGCATTAGCGCATTGATTTGTTGGGGTGTCATTTTCGTGGTATCGTACACGCTGCCTGTATTGTCCGCCCAAGTGTTTAACTGGCTATAGGCATTGGTTGGGTTTCTAGTTGAGTCATAAATGCTTTGATAGCTCTTACCTAGGTCGCTACTACCTGAGATATTGCCAATAACATTGGCTGAACCTGTATAGCTGGATGAAGGAGCTGAGTAACTTGGTGTTGATGGTGTCGAGTAGTTAGGTGCCGGGCTAGTGTAGTTGCTAGGTGCAGGTGGTGCATATACGGGAGCGCTGCTATAACTCGAACCCTGTGATGCTTGCTGAGGTGTAGGCGGCGTATATGATGGCGTTGGGGCGGCTGGCTTGTCTACCGTAGCCCCACTAAGCTGAGACTTCGCCCACTCCCCATTGCCACCTCCTGATTGAACTAGACTGTTTAGGTAATCGTATTGGTTTTGACTAATTGAGGCCATGTCTATTTGCTCCTCTCTATGCGGATGCTTCTTTTGAATTTGGCATGTATATTTTCCTTGCTTCTCTTACCGCATTCTCTGCATCTTCTTTTTCAGCAAAGTAACCAAGATGTATTCTAATCTTATTGACTGTAAATTTTGCGGTCCATTTATCGTGAAACTTATGCCATGAAACGCCAAGAACACGACTTTTACTATTAATCATAGCACCTTTTCTGTTCTGCATATTTTCAGAAAGAGTCGCTATCCTTAGATTGGAGTCAGTGTTATCAAGAGTGTTATGATTGATATGATCTGTAACCATGCCGTTTGGCGTATTCGTTAACCACCTATGGAGTTTGATGAACTTTTTTTCTCCATTAAACATGTGTTTTCTACCAATCACATAAGAAAAACCTGTTTCTTTGTTATGAGATAGACACCATGCATAAGGATATTCTTGCGCTTTATATAGTTTTTCTGTACTTATCAGTGTCTCTACTCTAGTTCCGTCCCTTTTTCTTAAATAAATAGCAGTTACATCACCACGAATCTCATACTCGTTTTTCATGTAAAATCCCACCTTTACTCGATACTTCTCTCGTAAAACTTTTTAACCTCGCTTGCAGGTATAGCGAAACCGATGTAATTATTATCTTTAGCGCCCTTGGACACTACACCAATCACTTCTCCGTTTAAATTCGCTAGTACTCCGCCCGAAGATCCAAATGTCACCTTAGCATCAAACTGGATCATATCCCACCTAAAGGAACTCACAATACCCTTGGATAGTGTGAATGGAAATCCTTGTGGACTGCCGTAAGCCAATACTGTTTGTCCTTCTTCAACGTTTGTATTAAGGGATAACACAGTATCGCTAGTACACGATGAGTGGATGATAGCTAGGTCTAACTTTTCCTCGCGATACCCGACTGTTCCGGTGCATGTGTAACCTGACTTTTTTCGTATAGTTATCGTATCGTTTGGTGTGTCTCGGATCACGTGCTCGTTTGTAATAACGATGTTGGGCGAGATATAGAATCCTGATCCGCCTGTAACTAATCCTGTGTCAACGCTGACAGATGCTTTGATTATCTTTTGTGCTGAGGCGGTAGCCTTCTCCTCGTCTGTCTGTGTATCGGCTGTGACCGTTCCGTTGCATAGAAAAAGCACTACGAGGAGTAACCCTGCATAGTGCTTCAATTTAAGATTATGATATTCGTATTTACGCGTCTGCCAATTGCCTTTTCGCTTATGGATGGCACGCATAAAGCGATGATAATAGTATAAAATCTCCATGACTCACTTCCTTTTCGTTTGCTTTTCATAATCATTTTATACACATACGAGTTTCGTTAGTTGAAAATAAAAGACACCTCTTATGGGTGTCTTTTAGAATTGTTATTTTTTCTTTTCGAATTCACTTTTCATGATTTCAAACCAAATTTTATAGCCTTCATCATTTGGGTGTACACCATCTGTCAATACATGGTTTAGATCTGCATTTTTCAATAGAAACCCATTATAGACGTCAATGTAGTCCCAGCCCTTTTGTGAAGCTAATTCTTTTGTTTTTACCGCATAATCCGCAAGCATCAAACCGACAGAATTTTTCTTGTCACTAGCTTTAGGATTTGGCGAAAGAATTATAATTTTTGATTCTGGTAATGATGTTCTTAATTTTTCTACAACAGTATTAATGTTTTGAAGAGTTTTATCGATTGGAACAGACTGACCGTGATCATTAAGGATACTGGTTTCAAACAACACAACATCTGGTTTTTCTGCTATCACAACGTCAACCTTATTTTCCGAAAGTATTGTTTGTGAGGAGTATCCTGGAAATCCATTACTAATAACTTCTGTTTTAAAAAGCCCATCAGTGTTTCGTAAGTAAGATTTTAGTAATCCAGCCCAAGATTTATCTTTTGATGTAGCGCCATCTCCAGCAGTAACACTGCTACCCAATGTTGATATTTTAACACTACCGTTTCTAGCGATGTAGTATTGAAGATCATCAATGTATGAACGTGGACTACCATTAGGTTTCCACTTTTCAATTTCTTTTTGTTCCGCTAGTTTCTTCATTTCTCCCCAGCTTAGAGCACTACTATTTTTTGCATTTTCAGATATGGTATTAATCCTTTCATTTCCGAAATATACAAGTGACGATAATACGACAATTGCTATAACCACTACAAACATTATAAGTGTATATTTATTATAAATAACTTTACTTCTTTTTAATCTATGGGACAACCTCGATAACACCTCCGAAATAATCATCACAAATAAAACTGACCATCGTCCAACAGTTTTGTATTGTATCATAATTTGGGAATTAATAGTAGGTATTATATTGGTTTGTAAGTGACAAAAAACTATTTTTATTACCTTTTTCAGTTAAAATGTCTTAATTGTATGACTGTTACTTGAATTGTTAAGGATTGAGAAGAAGAATGATCATTTTTCACCACAACATGAACACCGTCAGAAGCGCGGTACACATTTCGAACAATAATCGGGTTAGCTGTACCAGCAAAAACCTTTGCAGATACATGGTCATCATTCGCAACTGGACGCTGCATTGTAACAAGCACATCCACTGATGCGCCAGCTGCTATTGAGGAAGTTGTTGCGGTGTTATACATTCTGGTCATATATCCCCAGTCAGTGACCGTCCCATTTGTTACATCGCTCGTGAAAGTAGAGAGTAAATTATTAATAAATTTATCTGTTCCAATACCATTCGTAACTCCTATCCCACCACTATCTAGTGCTGCAACAAAACCTGTTGTAATTGCCGACAAGTCATGGACGGGAATATTAAAACTACGATTACCAATCGATATTGATGCTCCAATTGTTGCGGGCCATTTAATTAAAGCTGAAATACCTGATTCCGCAGCCCCAACTTTCACATTATTAAGAATATTTACATATCTGGCTTCTCCCGTTGGAGCAAAAACAATATGACCGCCCGCATTAGATTCAAAATAGTTACCTTCAATCGTTACGTGCACTGTCCTCGTAAGATAAATTGCAGCGCCAGATAACCCTTCAATGCAATTATTTACTATTCGCACGCCGTTAGCTCCGTCCACAGCTCCTGTAGATTTAAAGAAATCCTTACACTTTTCAATTAAGCAGTTTTCAATCACAATATCATAAGGATTTACAGCATCAATAACTATACCGTTTCCACCCACAATATTGTCTAGATTAAATCTGAAAGACTGCAATACATTTGTGCTTTTTGCAACTCCATCACAATTTCGGTAAGTGTTATTTGAAGAGTGTAGTCTCGTCAATTTGTTGCCATCATACACGATTGTTGCTGCATTATTATTGCTAATAAAACGAATACTCTCGACGAATATGTCGCCTGTAAACGGATTGGGTGCAGAAAATATAAAACCGCTATCTGTCTTCTTAATCCCGCCGCCATTATCTCCGAAAATATACAAGGGTGTGCGGTCAGGGTCAGGTGCTTTATTGATTAAAATGGTATTACCTGTAATATCATAAATTCGACTAAGCCTAATCGCTCTATTGTTAGTGATTGCATCATCTAAAGCGCTTTGTAACTTTTGATAGTCCGTCCCTGTGTATGCTTCAGGAGATAACGCTAAATCCGCCTTAAGCGCAACAATAAGAGCATTATTTACTGACTCATTAACTTGTGCTCCTGGTGATAGTTGAGCCACCCCCACGGCAGCATCAGCTATCTTTGCTGTAGTAACTGATTTATCAGCTAATTTAGCTGTCGTAACTGCTCCATCTGCTATCTTAGGTGTCTTTACGCTACCGTCAGGATGTGCCAGCGTTGAAGCTTGCGAATGTGCATCTTGCGCGGCGTTCAACCCATCTACATAGTCATACAATACGTTATCACTTGCCTTTAGCTTAGGAGCATCCGATGTAACCCCGTTCACTAAGTTTAAATCCATTGCGGTCTTTGCCGTACGATCAATAGGACTCCCCATGTCTAACCTCCCTAATTAAAATAGAAAACCGCCCCAATCAGGACGGTTGTTTGTTCCAGTATTTAATTTCAGCTTGCTGTCGGGCTTCTATTGCATCTTCGATGTTGACGAATGAACCGAGTTCGATCCGTTTATTATTTGCCGTGATTCTAGCAGACCACATTTGTTCTCTTTTTCTCCAACTAACACCAGTGAATCCAGATGTGTTTGTAATTAGTGTCCGTCTGTTCCTAGCTTGTTCCAAATCAGTGGCCCAGCGGCAATTATCAGGAGAATAGTTACCGTTTACGTCATTGCGTTCAATACTGTGCTGATGGCTTGGTTTGGTTCCCATATCTTCTAAGAAGTTTTCGAAACTACTCCATCTTTCACAAACTTTGATACCGCGCCCACCATAGTTTTTATAAGATTGATCTTTAACGTTTTCACACCTTTGATGTATTTCTTTCCAACATCTATATTCTGATGATTTTAATTTTGTATGACCATGTTTTCTAAATCGCTTCGAAGCTGATTCAGCTATTAGACAACCGCATGAGTTCGTAATTCCATTACGCAGGCTGTGACCATTTATACTTTTCTCTGAACCGCAATCACAAACACACAACCAAAATGTTTGTTTTCCCTTCTTCTCAGAAATACCAATTACATTCAAACGCCCCACTCTAATTCCAGTTAAATCAACTAGATTATCATGAAGTCGCTCATACATCTCTTTCTTGATACATCCGCACGATCTTGTGTTTTTTCTTTGCAAACTGTTTCCGCTAACTTCAATTTCATTACCGCAGTCACATTTGCACAACCATAATATCTTACCGTGTTTGTTCCTACCAGCTTCTTTTAAAACTTGCAATCTTCCAAATTTATTACCTTCTAAATTTATAAAATTCCACATATAAACACCCTCTAAGTGTCCTCTAATGTTAGTGCAGGAGCAACAAGGTAGAGTTCCTTGCTTTCGTCTGGCCGGACTAGCCCCTATGTATATTATACCATATTCATCCTCCCGAAGTCCTCCCCACCAGACGATATCCATACAATTCCGCCAACTCATCGCGGTTGTTACGAAAACGTATCTGAAAATAAAAACTTTTCTTCTTAAATTTTACGCGTGGCGGCCTGCCTACGAAATCCGTGTAGTCAATACTCGTCCAAACGCCTCCGCCCCAAGGTACCTCGCCCCAAATCATATACTGATTATTCAAAGCATCCTGGACTTCTTGTGTAGTCTGGTAAAACACCACCGTCACATCTATGATCGACGCGTCGGGGTATTGCTTTCCGTATAGTACTAACCAGTCCAAATATGACTGATAACCAGTGTTTTCAAAGGCGATCATATCCGTGATAATGTCCATATCCACTGGTGTCCCTGTCGTCTTGGTTGATTCGTTCCAATCCTGTCCAAGAGTTGGATCAAACTTAACCAGATGCTTCGTTGTTCCTGCATAGTAGAGCACACTATTGTGCCTCACAAGCGATTCACCTTTGATGTTGTCCCATAAGTACCACTGCCCGTTGCGAACGTCGAGACAGTACGCGTAGGACGCTGTATCACGCTTAATTAGCAGCATGTATAAGTTTGTTGTTTGGTCGTAGTAGCTTGTTGCAGCTTTCTTTTCTGCGTCCGTGAATCCAACAATGTCAAAGTCGATCAGCTCTTTCATTTTTGACCGTGTTGCATACTGACGAGAACCGCTGTCTATGGCTCCTGTATCGAAGATTTCATACACACCATCGTCTGATAGGAAGAAAATCGTCTGAGCGCCATTTGGATAGGTTATACGCTGTATTGATCTAGGAGCGATGCACCCTGTCGTGGTATTAAGGAATTGATTACCTTGGAAGTCGTCGAAGTCAGAACCTGTCAGCAGCCCCCATCCTCTACGCATCGGAATGAGCATAACGTCCGAGTAAGTAACGCCCGGACCAGTGATATAATCATTGTTCCGAACGAACCGCTCAAACTGTACAGATGGGAAATAGTCAAAATAAAAAGGCTTGGAATAATAGATACCATCCTTGCCCATTGAAATAAACATTTGAGATTTATGAACCCAACAGTAGATAGGATCATCATTATTTAAGTCCGCTAATTTGTTAGGCGGAGCTGGCAACGTGTCATCTGCAGCAGGTGTGATAAGTGTAACTGCTGTTCCATCGTACTTTTTCACTGCTGCCCCATCCGTGATAAAGAGAATTGACACACTATTTGCATCCGTGAATGCCACTGTGTAAATATCGTCCGTATTAAGCGCGTTCGTCATCGTCTGAGCCGTTAACGTGTCCGTACCATTGTACTTATAAAGCGTTGTTCCCGAAGCCGCTATGAGGTCAGGAGATACGTTAGACGCGCTACTCTTAAATTCAGTCAGATACTTGATGGTAGCCGCTAATGCTGTTGTTGTGACAGGCACCGTACCTGGTCTTTTCGTTTGGCTCCCATTCTTCGCTTGGTACGTGTTGAGTAGGTAGCGAAACTGGCCAACTTGAAGTGTTGTTGGTACAGATGCGGTGTTTAGTCCGAGCAAGGAAGTGACGGGCAGCTCAAACGGTCGTTCTTGATCCTGAGCCATATCATAGCCCCCTTGCTGTTTGCGAATCTACAGGACCAGGAGGCTGGCCAGTTGTACCCGTTCCTCTTGCGCTTACCGATCCTTGGAGAGCTAGCCCCATGGATTTCTTTGCTTGGGCATCTGCAAATTCGGCGCCGCCGTAGCTATTCTTGCTGTATTTAATGCTTGCGATAACCTCTTTGATCAGCACATCATAACCAGATGGCGGAAATTCTATCGGATCACTCGCAATACTCACCCTTGCAGGGTACTTCACATACTTCAACGTGTAATTTCCTGCAGCCAAACCGCGTACATGGATAGGTAGGTTATCTGACTCACGCCACCAGCCCTTTGGGGCCGAGTAAGCTGTGCGCTTCTGCACTTCCACTTCGTTGCTATCGTAAATGACCATCGGCTCGAACACGTCAGAAATGTCAGTTCCTGCAATCTGGAACGTCTTATAACCATCACCCGAGATAGCCAAAGCATCACTGAATTTCACTTGATAAGCCACTCTTGCAAGCTTCATCATAGCGATATTGAGGTAATAGTAGATGTATGTGCTTGGATCTTCGCCAAGGTCATACACGTCCATCTCTGACATTTTCTCGATGATCGATGCTAGCTGTCCGGCATTGTAGATTTGGGTCATTATCTCACCACCTCGTAGACAGTGACTTTATATTTTTCGCAATAAGCTGCGGTGTCTTCGTGATAAATAGCCATTGTTTTCGTTTCCGCTGTGACTGGAGGGGTAACCAGTCCGTTTACCTTCACTAATTCACCAGAGTCAATACGAACACAGACGCTGAATTGGTAGGTTTTCATGGTTACCACCTCCCGTCAATTACAACCGGCTCATTTGATAACATTTGGTAAGAAGTTAGCTTGTTCTTCATGTCCTCATACTTCCTTTCGTATGACAACATTCTTCGATTAGCTGCTTGATCACCAATTTTTTCGATAACTGCTGGTATCTCATAAAACTTCATGAGACCATAGAACTGGTATATAGGAACATAACGGTCATCTAGCTCGATTTCGTCCGTTATGGATGTGAATGTAGTTAAATGTTTGTAGTAATCAACAACAAGTGCGTCTGGTGCAATCCATATAACATGCGGAAATACAATATTTCCGTTGTAAATGCGATAGTCAATGCCAAATTCCGCATCAATTCCCTCATCTATAACGCTTTGTAACTGTAATCTATTGATAATCTTTAGGTCAGCAGGCAATGCATACTGCAAATCCGTTGTGTTCAATGCTATATTTTCCGAAGATGGCACGTTAATGCTCAATCCAATATCTGCGTTGACTTCATTTCCCCAAATAATTACGTCCTCATTATCTAGGGAAAATGGTTTAGTTTGATTTTCAATAATAAACCTTAGATCCAGTAAAGATTTAGCCATATCACCACCCCAAACTTGCGCCTACCGTGTAAGTGGCGGCGTTAGCGTTATTGTGCGTTACCGTTATTCTGAACGTTTCGGGAAGTATGTCAGACACAGTCGCATTAGCTGCTGCCGTAAGTCCAGGATAAACTCTGTATACGTTTGTTGAATTTGTGGTTACTGCGGCACCTGTTAGTATTGTGTAATACTTACCACTTACTTGATCTTTTCCCTCGACGGATAAAGTGACACTCCCTGTACCTACAATAGTCATATCTAGAACGACATGCAGACCACGCATATTAGGATTTTCTAGATCCGCGCTGCTTAACGTTGTTGTCCGTGATGCACTCTCCAGAATTCGTAGGTTCCGATTGTTTCTGATCACTGTGTGCAATATTAACACCACCCTTAGATATGATTAACTCCGCAATCAATTCGTTCGTTTTTTTCTGTTCTGCTAAAATCTCTTTCAAAATCTTGTATTCGAGTTGCATAGATACCTCCTAAAAATAAAGAGGGCAGCCTAAGCCGCCCTTACTTTGTCTCCATTAACCCATTTTCAATTAGTTTCCTCTGCATACTGTTGTAGTTGTCCCAAAATTGTTTTGTTTTGTCATCAACATCTTTCGGAACCTTAATAGGCATTACATAAGAATGTTTTTCGACTTCTAAAACTCGCGCTGCCGTCGAGCCATCACTAATTAACCATTGAGACTTTTGTTGCATGCATTATTCACCCTTTCAGCACCTTGATTTTCCAAGTTCCTGAAGCGAGGTCAACTGTTCCACCAGTTGCGTTAAACAAAGTAATTTTAACTGTGTTAGTGGCTGTTACATACCCATCAGCAATTACTCCTGCTCTGTCATACGGAGCCGCGACGATTACGAAATCACCAAGCGCAGCACCTGTTACGGTGATTGCGCTTGATGTTACCCCGTTATATGTTGATAACGAGGCTGGATCAAAGGTGGTAGTCGCATTGATTACTTCTGAAAATAGCGTCTGATCTGTTTTACCTTTGGCCTTTAGCCCAAGAGCGGTAAAGTTTGTTTGCCCCACAATAACCCCTCCTTAGGATGTTGCATTGCTGCCAATGATCCAAGAGTGATCAACAATCCCATGACCCCATAGACCAATTACAGCGTATTTGAATACCTCGGAGTCGAAATCCGTCTCATTCTTGAAATCTGGCTTACGGAATTCGTTCCATTTGTGATAACGACGCATACGGGATTTATTGATAGCAAACCAGTTATACGCGTTCGGCAAGTAAGGATTCACGATAACATCAAATGTGCCGCGATAGATGTTAAGCGAGAAGTTAGCTTGATCAGGCACATAGTTAGCTGATGCTTGATCCGCGCCCTTTGCGTTCATACCAGCCAATTGATATGCGATGGACATTAGTCGCGGTGATACCATCAAAGTGTCAAACATAACAGGCATCTTATTGCCTTTTGAGTCTACCCATTCTTGACCCATAACCTGCACCTCATGCCACGCGTCATAGTCAAGCGAAAGTGTTGTCAGGTTATCAACGCCGACAGCACTGTTACTAGGGCTACGTGGGTGGTCATTCGCGCAGAGTGCTTTACCGTCTGGAACCGTTGTTCCTCCTACGATCGTAGCGCCTTCGTAGTCAGTACCCGTAGTTGTGAATGCGTTTTTGAAAGGTTCCACGATTTGCAGTTGGCGAGTGTTGTAAACAGAGTCAGCGAGGTTAGTTACTTCGTCCTTGATTTCTTGATGCTTGTTAAAGTCGAACCAGTCACGGTCAATCTGTGTACCTGTCGAATATTTAACTTGTGGAATTTGAGTAGGCCATAATTTCTCACGGTCTTCATAGTTAACGGAACGGTTTGTGTCCGTCCACTTCTTCATCATTCCACGAGCTCCAACACCTTCATAGTGTTCGCGCTCTTTTGTTGTTTTCCCAACGTTACACAGCAATGGAATGTAATCCTTTTGTTCTCCAACGGATTGTGTGTATACTTCACGCACGATCGGCTCATAGATCGTGTTTACTTCCTTCATGGATTTATAAGTACTAGTTGAAATTGTCATATATAGCGCCCCCTTAGCTCAACTGACGGAGTTTAGCCCGTACAGTCGCTTTCGCATTTGTTGTGTCCACTGAAAGAATTGACCACGCGCCACCTGTTACGTCGGCTGCATTAAGAACCACACCGCCAGAAGCGATATCAGCAGTTTCCATACCTGGAAGGAACGTACCGTCAGGCGTACCCGTGTAATCAGCTTCGAATACATCATTAGGTGTGCACTCAATAACATCGATGAAGTCATCTGCTCCAGAAGTGTATGTCGGACCGTTATAAACTCCACCGACTTTCGCGCCTGCCACCGCTGTTTCCCAACGACCAGACACAAGGATCAATGATTGACCATATGTGAATGTAGTTGACGCTTTCGCTTTAATGTTGCTAATGATAATCGGCAATGTTCTTGCTGTATTTCGTTTCCATACAAATGCCATGTATATTACCTCCTGTTTTTGATTAATTGGCTTTGACGTTGAATCCCTTTTACGGAAACGCCAAATTCCTCCGCTAACGCCATTTGCGCCGGGAGTACAGTAACTTCGCTATCAAGTGATGGTGCTTGGCCTGCGGCTGCGGATCTTACTCCTAACTGCCGTTCCTTGATCATCCTTTGTTCGGTGGACTTCTTGGTGTTCGTTTGAATCTTATCCATGTTAGCCAGCCTGTAAGCATCTAGTGGCTTATAACCTTGTTGGTAAATCATGGATTCCATCTCATTGGTGTACCAATCAGGTCTTCCACCTTCTGCAAAAGCCTTAGCAGACTCGCCAGCATCAGGGAAAGCTTCGTACAACTGCGCCCAACCGGATAACCTTCGTTGCTCCGCAATTTCGTTTTGTCTCACTTGCTCTTGCAACTTATCAGTCTCAATTTTTTCTTTAGCTTGCTTCACTAAAGGATTATTCTCGGCATATTCTCTTGCTGCTTGTTCATCTACACCGTTATACACAAGGTCGTCAATGATCTTCTGCTTCGCTTGTTCAAACTGATCAATCTCTTTTTGTTGTTGTTGCTCTCGCAACTTAGGAAGCTCAGCGATTAGCTCTGCATGGTCTTTGAATCCTTGCATGCGTGCGACCTCGTCAAGCGCTTTCTGTTGCTCATTTAGCTTCTGCTGAACCTTGTCATAGTTCATTCCCTTTTGGATCAAGGAAGGGGCTTCTGACTCGTCTACTTCCTTATCCTCGCCGTTGTACTTCACCTTTATGGTGCGTTTCTCCGGCGTTTGAATTTCCTCTGTTGGCTCGTCTTCGTCGTCCTCCGTGGTGAGAGGATCGGTCGGTTCATCCATTTTCGGGAATTCAATATCTTTCTTTTCTGTCTTTGCAGCAAGTCCGAAACTATCGAATAAAGCTTCTGTTTCGGAATCTTTTTCAACTTCAATCGGTGATTCTTCGCTTTGGTTGGCGATTTCTTCACTCATGGATAACACTCCTTTATCAAATGGCCCTATGGTTGGGGCAGGATTAAGCAATACAAAAGGGCATAGGATTCTCACCCATGCCCTGATTTATGAATTTACCAATTGCCTCTGTCCCGTCTGATCAATCTTGGCTGCTTCAAGACCAAGTTTAGCCTTATCCATCTCTTGTGAGTGGAATTGTTGCTGCGCTTGCAGTTCGGTTTTGTTCTTTTCATTCTCGGCTTTTAACAAGTCGGCCTGACCACTCATATTATCTTGCTGAGCCTTGCCAATATCTTGCTGCATCTGTTCATTTTGTTGCTGTAACTGCCGATTCTGTATTTGTAGCTCTTGCATTTTCTGCATTAGCTGTTGTTCTTTTTGCTGACGTTCTTCAATTACACTAAACGGCTCCATGCGTCCATTTTCAACTGTGAAACGAACCGCTTCTGCATCAATCATAGGCAGTTGTGTTAATGGATCAATGGTCTTAAACAATGTGTAAGCTGTTTGTATCCAGTACTCTCGATCCTTAGGCTTCTCTACACCAATCGTCACTCTAACATCCATCTTAGGGATGTACTCTTCCTTCAACATGACCGGAACTGGCATACCATTAACTATTTGCATGACCGGCTGACCATCATCGCCTGTCATTGGCTGATTAGTTTCTACTTGTTTGGTCATAGCATCACGACTGAATGACACTTGCTTACCAGTAATTCGAGCCACGCGCTCCGTGGTATAGTACTGCGCGCAAACCTCGATGAATTGCTCCATAGTTTCTTGCGCCGCATCCTCGATTAACTCAGCCGCACTAGACAATCGTCCCTGTGCTGCCGCAATAAGTGCCTCAGATTGTCTTCCGCTCGTCACATTCGGATTAGCAGCTCCATTAGCTGAGTCAAACACTCCTGGTATCTTTTGCATCATCTCAAGGAAATGCTGAATATACTGGAATATGCCAGGATTAGGAGGCACACCTTGTAACTCTTTGACTTGATTTACATCACCTTCAACAGGGAGCATCGCCCCAGCTTTACCGCGAATCCTACGCCATATCTGCTTGATAGCGTCCGACATACCAGCCGCTGTGCCGTACACGATTGCTGAGTTTCCCATCTTGCTTGTAACCTCAATTGCGAGCTCGCAAAAGCGGTTATACATCGTCTGTGGGCTTATCATGTCTCTCATGTAACCTTTACCCCATGGGTTATCCTCTTCTGGGAAGAGTGTACGCGCAATAATTGGGTATTGACCGTGATCATACACGTAGGAAGCATGTTGCAGGAATACACCATTGGTGGTCACGTACAGGAAGTGGATTCCCTTTGCTTCCCCCTTGGCCTTTTGCTCATTCTCAAGAGGATCAATGCCATCTGCAATGTTGTCTGCTGCTTTTTCCTTAAACAACTTGATATCCTCAGAACTCATATACTTAGGCTTACCCTTGTACATGTACCGAAGCACATTGGCTGTTGTTCTGTTATCTTCACTCTTTAGCGTAGTACCCATGATCGTCTCGCTGTCACGGTCAAATATCTCCGTTTCACTAGAACGATTGTCAGCCATTACCTTGACGCCTTGTTTCGGCCATCTCTCCTTGATGTAATCCAGTGTCATGAGGTAATTCAAAATATGAGCTCTACCCTTTTGAAGATTGATAAAGTCTTTTGTTGATGGATCAGGGAAAAATGAACCGAAGTTAACCGCCATAATATCCGCTTGACCTTCCCAGCGGTTCATACCTCGCCCACCCTCTACAGTTGGGTCATAACATACTTCATAGATCAACGGTCCGTGTATGACCATCCTACGAACTGCACGAAGGTGTTTAGGCTTAAACTTAATCTGGTTAAGCTCATATGGAATGAACGAGTTCAATGTGCTTGCTATTTGCTCGTCGCCTTCTTCTGTTGGTTCAAACGTAGCATCAGGCATCCACCCTGTTAGGCGAGATACAATCGACTCTATTTGACTCCAAGCAACGTTACCGACATACTCCATTCGTTCTGGATACGGACCGTTATCAGGAGGTCGTAGATCCTTCCACTGGTCACCCTTCCACATCTGTTGCTCTTTACGCCATACATCTTCTATTCCTGAGCGTTTCTCCTTGAAGATGATGTAATCGTCGTTAGCCATCTTGACCAACTGTTCCTCGGCCTCTGTGTTTATTTCATCATCTGTTACTTTTGGTGGCGGTTCAGTGCTATTGAAGATACCCTTCACGGCACCGTATACTTCTGCTGTTTTATCCAGTAGCTTGCTCATTCGTCACCTCCTATACAAAATAAAAACACTCTTACGAGTGCTGTTCGTCTTCGTCTATATTCACCATCTGAGACCCCCAAGCCGCGTAAACGTCTGTCGCCTTCTTGGTGGGTTTAGTTCCCACTTCTGCATAGGTAACAGGTTCGCGGTTTAAAAGCTTGTGAATGGTGTCTTGCTGCGCTTGTATGAGCCTTTCCTTACTTTCACTAATCTTAGCCTGAAAAAACCACGAGAAGACTAACATGATCAGTAGCGGCAAGACAACGAATGCTGATATTGCCCATTGTGGTTCCACGATCTCACCCCCATCCACTGCTTGCTTTTTCCTGCGCGAAGTCATCGAAATCACTGTCCATTATTGATTTGTGAGGATTATTCTCCGGCGTAGCTGCCCAAGGTTTAAAGTTTCCTATCGAATCTATAATTTTCTGCATCCCTTGACTCATGGCATCTACCTGATCGGCATATGTTCCTTTTGGGAATGCGGCACATTCCTCTACAAATTCATTTGCCCATTCAGTTCCGCGTGGAAGGAATGTGTTACCTGATTCGATCCAAGGCGTCACCGCTTTCGCTCTAGCTTCTTTACCACCTGTGCCAGCATCAGCTTTAACAGGAATGAAGCCGCCTAGCTTACGATTCATGACATTAATAATTGCCGATCCATTCGCCTTATCTTCGATGTACTTGGCTCTTATATCAGGATGCTTGTGTAACATGATCTGTATGGCCTGTAGCGATGTCACAAAGTCCATACGACGTGTGTCATTATCTACGAGATAAATATATCCACCTGACTTACCCCATACTTGAATCGAACATTTGGCGCTGTCATCCGTATCTTTGAAACTCGCATCCACGGAAAGTATCTTCGTTTCCAGAGTGGGGAGAGTATCATACCACCGCCACCACGCCTTCTTGATGATATTACCTTCTTCTGCTGTTGGTCTGCCTTGGTCCATTGCGTTGAATGAGCTAGGGTAGCTCTTAGCTTCTTGGATATGTTGATATCCGTACATCTCAGGCCACAACGGTTCTCCTAATTTTCTGTTAAGAGGATTTCCTTCTTTATCGATATGAGTCTGATCACATTCAAGTGGGAGGTTATACACTTTCCATGGGAAAGGTTTGGCGTATTCAGGATTAAGTAACCTTCCCCACAAATCATCCTCATGCCATCTAGTGTTGATTAAAATAACAATAGCTCCTGGATGTATACGACGACGAATCGAATCTCTCCATTCTTCCCATTGTTTGGCTCTCATTGTCTCCGAGTTAGCCTCTTCAGCGTTTTTAATGGGATCATCAATGATTACACAGTCGCCCAAGGATGAGCCTGTGATACCAGCTAAAACCCCTCGTGATATCATGCCACCGCGCGTCTTCTTACCTTCTTCATTAACAACATCCCACTCATCGCTACTGTCTTTGTCTTTCGCGACACCGATACCGAATAACTCCTTGCCGACGTCTTTTACCTTATCTTTATTCCTACCACCAAATTTAGCAGCAAACCCCGAGTTATAGCTGATCTCGATGACTCCTTCACTTGGAAAGTGTCCTAAGAAGTAACTGGGGAACGTTTCCGTTATGTGCATCGACTTACCATGCTGGGCGGGTACGCTAAACATAAAATATTGCGTTTCAACAGGGATTTCCTTTGCCCTCATGCGCTTTCTTTTGTTGACCGCATCATTCAGGACATTACAGATGAATTCACCATGTCGAGTATATTTGTAAATTAGCTTATGTGTGTATTTCACATAGGCGTAATAGTTTGTTCGCGCTTGATGCTTCTCTTCTTCTTCAAGAAGCGCTATTAGCTCCAGCTCCTCGGCGGCGGTTAAGCTCATCTATCCTCGCCCTCCGTTCATCTGGAGTCATACTAGTCAAATCTGTATTGGTGTTGTCTAATCCACCACTCACGCCTATCTGTCCAGTTTTACCACCAGTCATCAATGCGTGCTTATCATACATCGTCCCTATGAACGTCGATATTTGTCCAAGTGGCACAGTTGAAAGATTAGTGATTGCATTTTGTAACTCTTGAGCTTTCTTAAAATCCAAATCAGAGTCGCCTATCATGTCAGATAGTTTATCCAGCTTATCCGATGCCTCTAAAGCCAACTCAATGCGTTTATCAGCTAACCCTAAAGCCTTGTCCATGCTGTTCCATAGTCGATCAACAAACTGCATTCTTTTATGTTCTCGAAAACTCTCAATTTCATCGGGATTTTCTTTTGAGATACTATCTACAGTAGCCCATGAGACTTTGCATTTCTTAGCCACATCGTTTTTAGCTGCTCCTGTGGCAAGAAGCGCTTTGACCTGTTCTCGCTTCTCATCGCTTAATGCCATCATCATCCACCTTCTTTCCTAATGTAATTTTACTTACACGCACCCGTGCAGTAGCAACCATATGCGTTATTCGGGCAACCTTTGTTTGGGAGTGTACTTCCACCAATGCTAGTAATAGCGTACTTAAACACATCTTGATAGTCCTTTATCTTATCTGCATCCATCGGAGCGATAGATTTTATGCCATTTTTTTCATTCTGCAACCTCTGGAACTCCATAATTTCCTGTGGTGTTCCCTCGACCGCTATCCCATTAATCGTCGCTTTCAATCGAATCACTCTCCATGTAGTAGACACTCCAAAACCAATGCCACCAAACGCAAAAAGGAACTGATATCCAGCACAGTGCGTCTAGCGCATCTAGCATGGTACCACTTCCCTTTATGAACGCCTCTGGCAGACTTTAACTGCACCCTGTGGGTTTCGCCTTTCGGCTAGCTCACCGTTCTTGAGCAAATATTGAACTACAGAGTCGTAATCATATTATACAACAAGAGAGTTGTAACGCAAGACTGCGCACATAGCTATCAATACGTTAGCAACTTTCTCCTGATACTATTACTATACTACAGGTAACCGTGCATAAACCGTGCATTCACACCACTTTTTCGAACATTTCGATATGCGGCGCGTTCGGAATTCCTGAGAATGAGATGGCTAGTTTGCTCAGCGCTTTACGGTGCCATCTGCGTATCGTGCTCTCATCCTTGTCCTTGATCATCGCTATCTTGTATAAGTCCATCGGGTTACGATCAAGCCACTTATGAGTAATGACATACCGTTCATCATCCGTCAGCACCTGAGATACAGTGAAATCAATGATAGCCACAACAGCCACATACATATCATGATCAAAGTGATCTAATGCGCTTGTGAATCCCATATCAGCTGCTCTGCCTGTACGATCAAAGAATAGTTCCGTTGCTCCCGATCCTCCTGGCATCCCACTGTAATTGGCGATTCCTGCGCTAGGAGTAGGCTTGTAACTCTCAAAGTTAATGATTGCCGCTTTATAACTTCGGTAGTTCGACAAGAGTTCCGTTACTTTGTTCTTGTCTATGCTCATTTATATCACCTCACTCAGAAAGTAATTTAAGGATTTCATCAACACTAGTTAATACTTCATATTCACAACCAGGAGCCATGTAGACGCATGTAAACCCTGCTTTGCCGTATACTCCAAGAATGGCATCCTTCCGAACATACCAATCTACATCGTAATTGTAACCATCTCTTCGCACTCTTCGTTTTAACTTGATCATACTGCCACCCCTTATAGATAAGGCGCCCACTAGGAGCGCCATGATGTGTTAATCAATTAAGCACTTTCATTGCAATAAGGCATTAATAATTTTCTAGCCTCAACAACAATTTCTTGCGCTTCTTCAATTGTTTTAAACCTACCTAATCTTTTTTGTGTCCCATTTACTTCGATTTTCGCTAGCCACTTTTTCCTTGTTTTATCCCACGTCACGCCTCTAACTCCGCTTATGTTATTTCTGCGAGCGCCTTTTGTGTTTTGGTTATTTTGCAAAGTGGTAGCAATACGTAGATTAAAATCTGTATTGTCCAAGGTGTCATGATTGAAATGGTCTACCACCATACCTTTTGGATCACCTGTAATAAATCTATGCATTGTAATTGTTTTTCTAGTCCCGTCGACACATGGTGTGTTTCCTCTAACGTAAAATGAGTCTGTGTGCTTGTGGTACCATGGATACCAACTATTTTCGAATTTTTTTACAACTTCTAACTTGTCCGTGCTAATTATTGTCTCCATATCCCCGTACTTATCACTTTTAAGAAATATAGCCGTTACATCTCCACGAATCTCATAGTTGTTTTTCACTGCATTCATCCCTCCCAAGAGAGCGCCCACTTAACCTGCATGAGCGCCATAATGTTGTATTAAGCTACAGCTTGCTTTACCAACCCGAATTCTTGAGCGAACTTGGAGAGTCTTTCTTCGAGTTCTGCCTTCGTGACTCCACTATTCGTTTCAGCCTCAGGTTGTCCGATATCCCCTGGTATTGATAAGGCTGGTACTTCTGGCGCTTCTGCTCGGGGTAATTCTGGAAACGTATCCCCCATTGTTACGTCAGCAACTTTTTCATTCCCCAATGGACTATCTGAAACAGCTTCTTGATCGGATGGGTACTCGATTCGAAACTGGCTTACCTCAGCTTCTTGGATGACGAAGAACTTGCTTTCCTCTGTCCACGGGAAGTCAATCTCTTCACCTGTGGAAGCTAACTTAGCTTTTTTACGTGTGCGTCTGATCTCATCAACCCATTGAACATCGTAAATGGTGCGCTCTTTACGAATCTGATCAGCCAACGCTTTCTTCTGTAGTTCTTCCTCTGCTGTATCGATAACGTTAATCGCTCCACGGACGCCAATTGAGATTTGAGTTTGCAAATCTTCGATGTGTCCTTTTTGTTGATCGATTTGGATGCGTGCTTCCTCCAGCTGCGCAACCGCATTATTACGAGATTGCTCAAGATTTGCGCGTTCCAGTGCATCTTGCATTGCTTTACGATTAGCTTCTTCTAGTAGCGCATCTTGTTGAGTTACTTTCGCTTGTAGGTTTTCATTTTGCCGTTTTAGCTGATTTTCACGATCCTGCGCAGCTCTCAATGCATCATTGTGTGCGGCCTGTTGCTTGCTCAACTCATCGCTGAATGATTCAGCTTGAGCTATAAAAGCCTTTTTTAAATCGATGCTAGCTAACTGGTACTCTTTTTCGCCACCGATCACCTGGCGCAATGTTAGTCCGCCGAGATTAAGGTTTGCAAGGAAATCATCAAATTGTGATGCAACAGTAGAAACACGAGCGACATGATCTTCTTGGATTTTCACTTGCGTAGCCTGTTCTTGCTCTAGTTCTTTCTTAGCCTCATCCAACGCATTCGCAGTTTGATTTACCGCAGCTTCATTGCGCGGACTTTGACTGTTTAGTGCGTCTAATTCAGCTTGCAAACGATCAACTTTTTGTTGTGCTGTTTCCATCTTTCATCCTCCTGATCTCGTATAACCTCAAATACGTCCAAATATCGTAATTATTACTACAATTATAGCATATTCCTCAATATATTGATACTTTTTACAGCATTTACTCTAAATATTGTGTTAATCCCCAAACATCCACGGCGGGATATCCTCATCCTCAACATGCTCCTGACTGTTCACTCCGTCACCTCCTACAAGCCTCTCTGAGCCTCTAATAATCTACTTACCTCCGAATAGTCGCAAATCACATTTAAATCGCTCTAACGTGCCTTCTAGGCGGTCTGAGAGGTATTGCCGCATCACCCCTACACATACACGTCCAGCTCATATAGTTTTTCTCCCTTATTTCACCTGTCACCCTGTCCAACGATTTCTGCGTGAAGCATGGCCGCATGTTCTCCCTACCCTTACCGTCCATCCAGTACACTACCGCTATTGGATCCAACTCATCACCTTACTTTCTCCATGATATTTGCCCATTGCAGCATTGCGACCATTAATATCCCTGAAATAACTGCATCTTCGAAGCGATTGTCTAGCCAGAAGTAAATTGTGAAGTTGAAAAATAAAACTATGATTGCGTAGTAGAGATATTTTGGATTCATGCGCTCACCTCGACTATTTCAAGATTAGGGTATCTATACTCGAACAGTTTTTTCTTAATCCTGTAGACTTCCGTCTTTACACCCTTGACGTCAATCACCACTTGCCGCCCATCCTTGTACGTCACCAGGAAGTCAGCTATGTACGTGATTGGCTGCACCTTCCTCTTCCCGCGTTTGTACCCTTCCTGCAGCTCATACACGGGCTGTAGTTCTAGCAACACTATGTTTCCTTTTGCTCTTTCGCTTTTTAGGTACATGTAATACTGTGCCTCCGCTCGGCTGTCGAAAGAGATTCCATCCACTAGCGTCTTCCTCGCTTTGTATTTGCTCAATCCTGGTCACCTCGACTTTTACATTGACGTTGCCTAACTCGATCAACATCAGTCCGTATGTTACTGCACGATCGTAATCCATTCGTTCGCTGCGGAAACCATTGTTTGCTAAGACCTGTGCATACTCACTCACGCGCTCATCTCCTTATCCGCCCTTAATATCCCCAGCACCCTCTGCTCCGTCAGGTCGGAGCGAATCTGCCGCACTTCCAACACGCTTTGCACCACGCCATCCATTCGTTGTAGCTGTATCATGCTATGTCACTCTCCTTGATTTTGAATGTGAGCTCTAGGCCAAGTGAGTCCAGAATCTTTAGCAACGTTTGGATTCTGTAACCTTTCGTCTCCGGATGAATGGTAATCTGTGATATCTCCTTCGGCTCCGTTTTACTTCTGTAAGCTAACTCCTGTTTGGTGATACCTAACTCACGTCTACGCACTTCGATTGCTTGAGCAATTTCTAGTTTGTTCATGGGTATCGACTCCTTTTTATGGGTTCTGTTTATTCTGCTATACGGCCCTGTTCGGCTTCCGGCTTACGCCTATGTATTGCTGTCGAGCGTTGGCCTCCGGCCGTTCATAGTTACGATACCGCTTGGGCTACATTTTGGTTCAATTCTTCTTTCAAAACCTCTGCAAATATAGGAGCTACTACTTCACAAAAAGTCTTTGCTTGGCGATCTCCAATTATTTCAACATCCAGTTGATGCGCAAGATAATCTCCGCCAAACACTTCATCCAAGTAACTACTGTTCCAAAGTAAACTCATAAAAGCATCAATCGACATTTCACCTTCGTTTTCAATTCCATCCAATTCATCAAAAGCGTCACGCATCCTCGTGTCCAACAGGGGATATATTTTCTTTTTATCTTGTTCCATGTACCACCAGTCTCTTCGCTTCTCACGGTAGTACTGAATCAATTCTTGCTTTAGTCTTTTTATTGTCTTTTCGGTATCAACTCTATTGCCACGTTCGCGGTCATGTATTTTGCTGTAAAGATATCCATCGCTTTCTCCCATACTGCATACCTTGATCAAAAACTCTTTGAAGCTTTCACCGAAACTTCTCCAGCTGTAGTTAAAATTTCCACAGTCGCTGATGACATTTAAATCTCCAACGTTGTTAATCGTGATCGTGGCAAACGCACAACGATAACTCCCGATTTGTAACCTGTATACCTCTGATACATCCTTTGATACTCGAAACTCTACTGGATTTTGATCTTCCATGACTTTCACCCGTACACTTCCTCTCTTCGCTCCTCCATCATCCTCATGAACTCCTGCTCCATCGTTCTCAATACTCGCTTATATAGCATCCTTTTCGTCGGGTCACGTTCCGTCGCGATAAAATTTTCAATATTCTGAATTCTGATTAGGTAGCTATGCATGTCACCACTCCTAGAAATAGTTGTTTGTGATCGTTTGGTACACTTTGTCGTATTTGAGCTTCACCAGTCCTGTTGGTCCGTTACGCTGCTTAGCTAAATTGACCTCAAGTATTCCTGGTTCTGCGGTATCGGGGTTGTAGTATTCATCACGGTATAGAAGAATGATTCCATCTGCTACAGCACCTATTGCGGCGCTTCCCGTTAAGTCTGAGATGATTGGGCGTTTTTGCTGCCTTGCATCGATATCTTGCTTGAGTTGGGATAGACCGAGCACAAAGCAATCGCATTCTTTAGCTGCAATCCGGATCTTCTGGCAGACTCGGTGTAATGCTGATCCTGAGTTATCGTTCTTTTCGGATCCTTCGACTATCTCCTGGAGGTAATCAATAATCACGAAGTCTAGTCCCTCTTGCCTTTTTAAGCGCCTCATTTCGCTAGCTATGTAATCAGCAGTAATTCCACGAGTGTCTTTGATTGTGATCTTCGATATGACGTTCATCGCTGCGCCTATATCATCTCGCTTCTCAGGTTGAACCTTGCCGATCCTCAGATCTTGCAATGAAATTTTGGCCATACTAGCTACAAACCGATTGTAAATCTGTGCTTTGTTCATCTCTAGGCTGAACATTGCCACTTTTAATCCTTTTTTAGCTATGTTAGCAGCAAGTTCATTAGCAAATGCAGACTTACCCATGCTTGTCCTAGCTCCGAGTGCGAAAAAGTCCGACCGCTGGAACCCAAGTGTTAATTTGTCTAGTTGCGAGTATCCTGTCATCATGCCAAATGCTCGGTTTGGATCAGACATCTTAAGCTCTAGTTCCTCGTACCAGTCAACCAAACCATCGATGCGGCTTTCCTTCTCCAATGATCTTGGCCTGATTGCTAGTGCTTTTTGTTCGAATTCGTTCAACATTTCTTCGAAGTCCGTTGCAATTGGATCGCTAACAGTTTCTTTGTACGTTTCGAGTAGGTGGTTGAATTTGCGGCGCGCATCGAACTCTATGAACTTGGTTAAAACGTAGCTGAACTGATTCACCGATGGAACGGACCCCATCATTTCTGTTAGGTATCCGATTCCACCGACTTTGTGAATACTGTTGCTGAAGTTGATTGCCACATTGTTTAAGCTGGCTTCAACTCCTTTTGCATTAAGTTTCTCGAGCATGACGAATATATTTTTGTGGACTGCGCTCATGAACATATCCACGTTGATGTTGGTTAAGGTATCTCTTACAAGTGTGGGATCTAGTAGCAGCGTACCAAGTATTTGTGATTCAATGACTTCGGTATCAAACATCGCCGTTTACCACCTTGATCATTCGATACACTTCATCATCTTCATCCGGTATAAATTCCTTTGGTTGTGTTCGTTGTTGTGATTCTGATTTGAAATCAACAACTTGGAAATCGGATACTTTCGTTTTACCTTCCGCTATCCATTCGTTCATGACTCTGCAGAAATAGTTGACGTGCTTACCTCGTGATTTCCGCATTGCCTTTTCGATCACTTCTAGATCTGCTTGTCCAGTGTATGAAATCACATCGTGTAGCCCATCTATGCCACCTTTAATTTCATACTCGTTGAACCATTTTGTAATTCGGTCTTGATGACCATTTGAAACAGTCGGTGGCGCTTTTTCTTCTTCTTCTTTTTCTTCTTCTTTTTCTTCTTCTTCCCCCAAGTCTATGAATAGACTATCGATAGGGTATCCATACCGTATGCATAGGTGTTTAAAAAGTAGGATGAATGCCTGATATTTCACGGTTTTCAGCTCTTTTGCGATACAAGCCTTCACTTTTGGGCTTTTTAGGGAATTATGCTTTATCCAGTTGTAGATGATGATTTCTTGCGTTTGCTCGTAGTAATCAATCTTGCGATATTGCATAAAACGTTCGATGAGCTTGTCCACCGTTTCTCGGTTGTAACCAGTCTCCATCTCGATAACTCGCTTCGGCAGTTCATATATCCCGCATTGAGTTGTTTTGCTGTTGCTCATTAGGTACAGATAAAAATATTTCTCTTCTGGAGTCAGTCCGAGGACAAAACCATCTTGCCAAAAGCTGATGTGTATCTGACGATATGTCGCCACCTTGATCCCTCCTCTATTCCTGCTTCTTCCAAGTCTGATTAAAGTTCAGTTCAATGTATCCGAACGTCTGATTTGTTTGATCCGATATGTGCATGTGACCACCAACCTCACCTTTAGCGCATGCTCCGCAACTATTCAGCACAACAGTGTTAAATGGGAACTTGGATAACATTTCTATGAGTTCCCCAACAGTTTGAGATTGCATAAATCAACTACCTCCTCTTCCTGCTTAAACTCCCCTAGCTCAACCATTCTCTCGATCATGTTCAGCATCTTCATGCAGCCACTCCACTTGGCTATTTCCTCTGGGCTATCGTCCAACTCTGGAGCACTGTACACATACTTTTTATCCTCAACCCACTGCAGCAACTTTTGCTTGGATATGGTCATGGGGGCGAAGTCTTTTGGTAGTATTACTAGCTGAACATCTTCAAGCCTGTATCTTCGGACCTCTGTTTCATCGATACCGCAACATATGCACGCCACCACAGGAACACTTTTATCATGAATAACTTCTGTTCTATCCCACTTAACTGGTACATCCACGTAAGTATTGGATTCGAAACGGCCAATAACTTTATGCAGATACATTTCATTCGGGACGCCAAATCTGTGCTGTTCGATCTTCACGTAATTTCCGAAGTCTATGGTCATGGGGTGGCCTCCAGTACGGCGAGGAGAGCTGCTTTCGCAATCGCCTCAGGTAATGACTTTGATTCGGCTTGAACTTCGAAAGTACGATACATGCCATTTTCGTCGCAAACATCTTCAAACTCTGCTATCTTCACGATCCACACATCGTCGTAGTATGGAGCTTTTAACATCTCAATCTCATGCCTGCCATCATCAAGCTTATCCACTACTTCCATTGCTGCTGATATGTCGGTGGAATACCGTTTCGGATATGTTGCAAGTGCACCCACACGAACCCAACCATCCCTCATATTACTTTGTTCGAATCCCATGATTTTCATAGCGACTAATTTGTCTAACTCATCGCCCGGCTCCATCGCCAATATTTCCTCTCGCGTCATACAGTCGCCTCCAGTAGCTCAGGTTCGATGATAGTAACAGGCACAATCTCTCGAATTTTGCAGATTGGGCATCTCATATCTTTAGGTAAATCAAACATTGTGTAGCACTCACCACAAGTGTATTTCACTCCAATAACTTTCATATCCCCATCCTCCTAAACTTCTTCCACTCTGATTTAATTTGACCGTATATGACTGCGTACAGACATTGTAGGTGGGTGCGGATCATACGTTGTCCTGCCATAATCGTTTGTTCAGACCAGTTCGTTTCTGCCTCTGCACGATTACCTCTCTACAATTCGGGCATTTGAAGTAGTTAGAAAAGTATTCAGTACCGTCCGCATGAGCCATGAATTGAAAATTATGCATATCGCCTTCCGCGCATTGTTCGCTTGGCGTTTCTACTGCGTTCTTCATGTCCTGCATCATTTGTTTGAAATCGTCACTCACCGTTCATCTTCCTTCCCTTAGGTATCTCAATATTCATTGAATAACTTAACTCTGTTATGGATTCCAAATTTCATCTAAGTCAAATACTTTAGTCAACTTCTTTAAACCCTCGTTTGACATATGTTCTTTAGCGATTGTCAAAATATCCATAATCACATCACCCGCATACCAATCATGGTCACTCTGCTTAAACGCTCGCCAAGTTTCGTCTAATTTCTCATTAAGTTTTTCTTTGTTTGCCATGAACTCACCCTATTCATTCAGATTCTTCGCATCCGTCATCCAAGAATTTTTCATCGAAAACTTCCTCGCACTTCAGACACTTCCATTTACGCAAACTTTGTTCGATCAAAGTATCCTCTAAACAAGTTGGACACTCTCTATCGCCCATGATGGACACCTCTATTCATTGAATGACTTGAAACCAGCTTATCCTTTAAAACCTACTGTACTAAAACCTTCACCGAATACTTTGTCGTACAGTTTCTGAACTTTCATTCTTTCTTCGTCCTCGTATCCTTCTTCCATCGAAACGCAGGCGCTAAAGACTGATTCAAGCAACGTCAGAGCTGCAATATCGCTTTCTGATAAATAAACCTGCTTCCCCACACCTCTCACCTCACGGTCAATTTATTCATTCAGATACTTTGCTGTTGTTAACTTCTTCAAGCAATCCCGTTAAATAAGTGTATATAGCCGCTGAATCATAACACCCGTTCACTTTTCCGTACTCTTCGGCATCTTCTTTAATTCGATCTATAAGTTTTTGCACACGGACACCCCTATTAATTTTGATACTTGTACGATTGGATGTAAGACTCTGTAACGTTCCAATGCTTTTTCTAGTGCAATAAAATCATCATCCGCATCAGGAAATGGCGAAAGCTTAGCACGTTCCTCTTGCTGTAGTGCTCCAAGTATCGGATCATCCCAACACCAAGTTCGTTCATCCATACATGTACACCACCTATTCTTGATACTTCACATTAGGAGGCCCGAAGGCCTCATACCACCAACAAGTCCAGATAATGCGTGATCCCCTTTAACTGCTTTGACTCTCGACAAAATCGGCATTTCTCGCACCTGTTCGGCTCTTCCATTCCCGTTTTGACTGACATGATCCGAGGCATGTTTGAAGCGATAACTTCGAGCTCTCGTTCAATGTCATTGTCATCGAATCCGATTACCTCTTTGTCTGGTATGTCTTCCTTAGAAACGGCCACGATCAGAGGCTTCAACCAGTTCTGACGCTTAGCCCATCGCTTCTCGATCTCTGCATATATAGCCATCTGTGTATCATATTTGTAAGCTTCGACGAATGAGACGTAACCGCGATCATTGTCCCAATACTTGTCCCGAATGCTTTTAACTGTTTTAATATCTGCGAAAATTGATTTATCTGGATTGTATGAGTCCTGCTTTATCTTCCAAACTGCTCCTGCAAATCCGGCCGTCATGATGACTTCTTTTTGTCCTTGCAGAATGAACATGCAGAATGGGTCCGACTGAATCGTTCGAATCATCTGGTCAGCCTTCTCGTAATCCGCGTACGGCTTTCCTTTGGCATTATAGATATCAGTGGCGTATTCAAGCTTGTACGCATCCAGAGTGCCTTCAAACGCTGCGTGGACGTAGGAGCCAACACCGAAAGCTCCAGGTGCCGACTCACTCCATCCGTTGATCTTAGCCATAGCCTTGGACTCACACGCTAGAAAGTCCTTATATTGGCTGTTGCTCATGTACTCTCTATTAGCCTCAAGTGAGTGGTAATTCTGACTGGTTAGGATCAGCATTTTTACCGCCCTCCGTTTGCTTGAGGTATTCATCGAATCCTGTCACTATGTCTTCGTTTTTAGGATCCGTAGTCGCCTTCTGAGCGCTTTTAACTTCGAAGTAGTCCTCTCGTTTACCCATTCCATCTCGAAGCGTCTTATACACGTTTCTGAGCCTCACAAGATCCTGCTCACTGAAAGCCTCAGCTTTACAGCCAATAAACTTTTCGATCATTGATTGATTAACCTGATGATCTTTCTCGAATATTACGATCATGGCCCTAATACGATCGCCGATAGGTTCCTTGTTTCCGTTAGCCATGGTCTGCTTGCACTTTTCTACAGCTGCGTCAATCACGTCACCAGGGATGACACCGAGAATGCAAGCGCGTAATCTTCGGGCACCATTATTTGCCACAAGTTCATAAATATCACGCGGATCATCTAATTTACTGATGGACCCCTTCGCTTTACGCTCATGCCTTACATCGAATATTTTTGTCTGCCGGACATTCGTTTCAAGATCCCAAGCATATGACATAGCCTTAGAAACGCCTGCTTTCTGTTCTAACTCAATAACTCCGAAGTCGATATTCCCCCAGTTTTGAGCGATTACCTCAGCTAATCGAATTGAGGGACCAGTCACCTTTTGTCCACCACGAGGAAACTCGTACACCGCCTGCTCTGCGAGAATTTTTCTTTCGCACGATATCATGATCTTGTTGAAAGCCGCAAAAACATCACGCGGAAACTGCTTCGCTACAAACATTGCCATCTGAACCTCTTGCGCCTGTCTGCCTACCATCATTTCGGTTGTAGTGGATTTTTCTTGTTTAACTGGTGCCATATATGAACTGAAATCTATTGCTGCTTCCATGTATAAAACCTCCGATTTGTGGTATATTAGTAATCATCAAGATTTACCTAACGGACCCTACTAAGCTGCTCCAACAGCTTTTGGGTCTTTTTCTTTCTCATGACACGTCTGTGTTGGTAAAAGGCTCTCCAGAACCCCTTTCGATCACCGCGTGACCGGGCTTCCTTGGCTATATCCAAGTAACTCACTGGTTGCCGCACTAGCCTCCGCCTCCCTCCGCTTGATCTCGTCAGTTACATCGAGGATTTCGCGCTCTGTTGCACCTAGCACATCCCTTTGCCAAATCAGGTCATCCATTGTCCATGATTTAAACATGTTCGCTAAATATTGAGGCGGCATACTATTCATGCGCTCAGCTCCTCCACCGCAGTATGTAACTCAGAATTCAAAATAAGCTGGCTATCAGGGAACTCATGCACTCTGCCACGGTTAAGGTGCTGCTGTATGGCGTATGCGATCTCTTCCAACTGCTCATCAGTCGCTTGGATGCCGATTTCTGAGCCGCCAGACATCAGTTTCAGAAATGCAGGCGTGTACGTTGTCTTGGGATCCACTTTGGCTTCGAAGCATCCGTTGGTTACGTCGATGGTCATGTCTGTTTTCATGCGTTAACCCCCTCGATTTTGATGTTCAGGAGACTAAGTGTCTGTAATACACTGTCGATTCGCCCTGAGTATTCAGCAGATCGGCAACGTTCTGGAGCTAAGTCGATTCTGTCTCTAGTGGATTTAAGATGATCAATGTAATCTCTCACCTTATCTTCAGGTGTCTCTTCTACCTCGTAGCCGTTGACTAGGGCTTGCAAGATATCAACAAAGTTATCTGAAGCATAGTCACGAAGATATCTACCATGCTCAGTGGTTTGGTTAACTTGATATGATTGCCACACTATTTCTGAATAACTTAATCTTTCGTTGTGTAGAAAGTAATTAATTGCATCCACCACTCTTCTAGGCAACTTCACTTTGTCCGACACGCTTAACACCCTCCTCAATTCTCATCACCAATATAGGCTGTGTTTCCTCTTCTAAAGCTTCGTCACGGTGAAAGGTACATACTGGCTTTAAATCGTCGTATATGCGGTGTGTGGCTTTACGTGAGCAGCAGTAGCAGTTCATGACGCTTCCTCCTCCTCGCAATCTTCACAACTTCGTGGATACCCTGTCTCGTGTCCATCAATGTATGTTCCACACACTTTACAAAGGACACCATCCAATATCATTTCTGCTATTTCACCCATGTTCTTAGCCTCCTATTTTTTCGAAATATGTTGTCTAGATACCAACCAAGCATAGTTATAGTGAATGTTAAGAATTTGAGCGATTTCAGTTATCGATTTACCTGAATCCTTCAGATTCCTGATCTTTTCTGAGGTTGTGATTTTTCTTGATATACTTGTTTGTAGCGATTCTATTGGCCTCCATAGTCCTGAACCGCCACATCTATAACACGGACTATTCAGCATTCCAAGGACCTTTGTACCCTCACAAACTTCACAAATGTCTATTCCTCATCGCCTCCAATGTCATGTAATCAATGTGGTTTAACAGAATGCTCATCGTGCGGCCGACGTTCACCTTTTGTGCGTCTCCGCAGTTGATGAAGTGGATTGCTATGGATCGCATGAAGGCTAACTCTTCGCCGGAAAGCTTCTCGGGGGTAGATTGGTTGGCGTATTGTTGCAGGTTCATATGCGCTCCTTTGTTAACGATAGTAAACAAATGTAATTACTATAATGTTCCAGTGTGGTATATTACTCTGGGTGGGAAAGTGTTAGGAAAGTGTTAGGCTCCTTGTTTCTTATCTGCTTTAGCTGCTTTGTTCTTTTTCACGCTCAGTGTAATTTTCTCAGCAAGTTCTCGTGAGAATGCTAAGGTGGAGATTACTGCTTTTTCGTCTTTTCCCATGGGATCAGCTCCTTTATTTGACTAGGTGTAACGCATTTTTAAACTTATTAATGAAGTAAATTTGACCTTTACCAGTTATCTTTGTCGTTCGGGTGATATGTACTGCACCATTTGAACCACCTCGTGTTCCTGGCTTAATCTCCATGATCTTCAGGTCCATTGAACGTTGCGTAGGCATGTTGTACTGATCACCTTTGCTCATCAGGTATCCTTCCTCTCGTAGAAGTTTGAACAATCTCGTTCCACCAATGTTGATGTCGTTTTGTTTAAGAAGCTTTGCCAGTTCACCTATTAAGATGGAATCAGCAGACACTTGAACAGATTCAGCAAACAGTACCATTGGTCGATCAGTTTCAACCTTTGCGGCCAACTGCTTTCGTTCATTGTCCAGTGCTTCAGATATTCTTAGTTGAGCTGCGTAACCTTCGAGCGCTTCTGCAAACGATTGCGGCATTCTATGCTGAACACTGTAAGACCCTGTTTTTCGTATGCTAGGAAGAATTTCATCAGCCACTTTCGATTGGAAGTTGATAGCAGATTCTGTTTCTCCTTTCATAGACAAACGGTAGAACACATTTTCAGGTATAAAATCTTTCCCCACCAACTGGGGAAAACCCATATCGGATAAGTAACCGTTAACCCGATCCCAACGAACATAAGCAACGTTGTTTTTGTTTTGAATGAATCCCAAACCTCTAGATATGTCTTCAAGATTTAACTGAGCTGTTCCGTTCTCGTCTATATAACCGCGAACGCCGTTGATTTCGATTAGTTTCATTTAGTTCATCTCCTTCACTAATTTGCTAATTTAGCAAATTCGGGGGTAAAAAAAATCTCTGACATTTTAAGTTTTAGTTTAGATGCAACAATCGGAATATGTTCTGCCTTGAATTTAGATTGTCCAATTTCATACTTATAATAAGTTGATGCATTCTTAAACCCTAGTAATACAGCCATTTCCAACAAAGACAACCGCAATTCTTTTCTTCTCTTTTTAATTAATACTAAATTTAATTCTTTCATCTGTGGACCTCCTATCTTTTGCTGAATTAGCAATTGCTATAGTCACAATATAACTTGCTATTATAGCAAAGTCAAGTTTTTATTTTCTCCTTTAGCAAAAATACTTTTTCTGTTTTAGAAAAGTGATAAAATTATTATTGTCGATTTAGAAAGGTGGGTTGTGTTAGTGAGTGGGAAGACTGGTTCTAAAATAAAACAACTCAGAGAGCGCAAGGGGTGGACTCAGCTAGAGTTATCCGCAAAAGTAGGAATGAATAATAGTGTTTTATCGAGGATTGAATCGAACAAGAGACCTGTTGAGTCACAAGAATTAAAGAAGTTTGCAGATGTTTTCGGGATTTCGACAGATAACTTACTTGGAAAAGTTGGAGATCAAATGAAAGAAAGCCTCATAGGATACCTGGCAGACGATCAGGTATTAGAAGCAGCAGAAATATTCTCGCGTTTAAATAAAGACGAAAAGGAAAATCTATTAGACTTTATGCGTAGAATGGCGAAGAAAGATAAGTAAGGAATCATAACAGGTGACGTGTTTAAAGTTTTCCGTTAAATCATTAATTTCTTTTAGACTTAATTGTCTTAACAAATCTTTAAATTCTTTCTGAGCTTCATCATCCATGTAGTCCGCCTCATTTCATTTTAGTATAAGCTTTGTTTTGAACTACAAAACATCTTGTTTAGAATAAAATAACACGAACATCAGTTCTATTACAAGGTGCGAATTTCCAATAAATTATTAAAGGTGATCTATGGCCCTCCAATTCGGGAGGTGCCGATTGTCTGAACTATTAGAATCAAGGCATATGTCTCAAGCTGACTTTGCAAGAAAGCTGAATATATCTGAGGCATACGCATCACAGCTTGCCAGCGGGGTAAGGAAATTTACATTTATTATGGAGATGAGAGCTGCTTTAATTCTAAAGTGTTCGCCTACTGATCTTTATGTTTGGGTCAATGAATAAGGGCAATCGGTCGAAGCTGACGCTTCCTCCCTAAGATTGCCTTAGCAAATTGCTAACTACGACTTACAAATTATGCAACCTAATCCCGATTCTAGGTTGCGAGTTCGACAAGTGTTGTAAACGTATTACAATTTTCTATCTTTTCTGGCAATTGATCGCCGTACACATACCCTATCATAAATTATACCAATTATGGAACATACAGAAAGGTATACCTTTTCGGTAGTTGACACGCCATGTTATATGTGATAAGAAAAAAAACCACTCATTCAACGAGTGGCAGGTGTTTTAAATATAAATCGTATGCAGTCCTTGATACGCCAACGCTTGAACCGTCAGTGAAATACGCCTTGTATTTACCGAATAGTTTCTCCTTACTTCTACCATCAAGCTTTTCGGAGTTAGCAATAATATTTGTATCCAGGCGAACAAAACCAAACTGCTTTAAAAAATTTGAAGCAGCATTTACAGAACCCATCATTTCCCACTCCAAGCCAGTACCTTGATCGGAATGAACTAATAATTGGTACTTACCACCTTTATACAGAAAAAAAACGTTGTCTTTGGATATCTCCGAATAAACGTTTGTTTTCATATCGACACAATTAAAGTCCATATGGACCTACTCTAATTCCGCTGGAATTTCCTTGTCACCGATCGAACCTTTAGCTGGAACAATAGTAAGAACGAATGCGAATGCCAAAGAAGTTACTGTAGCAAAATTCATAGCTTGTCTGATAAAATTTTTCATTGTTTCACCTCCCTGGTTGGAATAAGCAGAATCGCTTGAGCAAAGAATGAAAGCGCAATATTGCTATCGATTATGAAAAAATTGGTCATTACTATTATAACACTAATTACCTTTAGAGGTGATTGAAATATTATCGGAATTTGCTTCATATTGTTCGGTGCGAATAGTAAAAGAATGGTTATTGAGATTACATTTATCAGCTGAATGTACACTGTGGAAATATTAATAAAGGGAATAATTGAAAATAAACCAACTGTAACTACCATACAAAGAGTTAAAGAGCGAAAATGGAAGCCTCCCGAGAATTTGCGCAGTACAAAAAAAGACATCATAGCTATTATGGCATGGTTAGAAGTACCTAGTAATTTACCAAACAAAGCAGTTATGAGAATAACTCCCACCATATTTATCCCTATTGCGTAAATATATTCGGTGACTTCTCTGCTTTTCTGTCCCCTGAAAAATTTATATGTGGATATTTTTTCGGATATAACATCTATTGGGTCTCTCATTGTTCTATATCCCTCCTGCTTGATAATACCGTTAGTAAAACCAATGCAAGGACTGTTGAAAGAACAATCATGTAAATGTGGTTATGATAGGTAGTTATCCAGTACATAGTGCTTGTGAACGCAACCGCTGCTAGTATATTAATTAAGCTTATCGCCCTTCCAGATCTAGAATTTCTCTCCTTATATCTAAGTTCATGAGGAGGTTCGGTTAGATATGAAAATCCGTATCCTCCATAAAAAAGAACAAGACAGATGATTAAATCAACAATATGGTTAGAAACTTGAATTAAATAAATACCGAATCCTTGTGGCAATTGAGCATCGAATATACCGACAACGCCAGTTGATAGAAGTGAGTAATATACAATGTTTTGAGTACAAACAAAGGTTAAATACCCAAATGTCGCTACGGTAAACGAGTTATTCCACCTTACTAAGAAAACATACCTCAACGAAATGATAATCAAAAAATACTGTATCGCTGCATCATAATCAGGAATATTAAGAATAATTCGATCTACCCAGGAAACAACTGACAATATCCCTGAAATGATAAAAATTTCCTTTGCATAGTTCCAAAAAGGCCATCTATAAACTTTAAAAAACAAAGCAAAAACAGCAATTATGTCAAGGAATCCGAGTACTAAATAATACATTGTATCCATATACACGCTCGTTTCAAAGTAGAATATTGTCGTATTTTATTATAATATTTAGCTATTTTATTTACCACCTAAATTATGGAGTTGACAATGTATACAAGGTCCTAGTCCTAAAATGGGCTTTTTTTATTTTTCCGTACTTGATATGATAAATCCAACATCAAGTACGTAAAGGAGAGTTTCTATGCGCGCAGCCATATATACGAGGGTTTCGACTGAAAGACAGGTTGAAGAAGGGTTTTCCTTAGAAGCGCAGCAGGATATCCTAATGGATGTTCTGGAACGTAAGCAACTGCAACTTTACCGTGTCTACTCCGACCCTGGTATCAGCGGTGGTTCATTCAAACGTCCGGGCGTTCAGGCGCTTCTCAAGGACATGAAAGATAAGAAGTTTGATACTATACTCGTCCATAAGCTGGACAGGCTTAGCAGGAACTTGGGAGACTTATACAGCTTCATCGACATGATTAATCGTTTAGATGTTCGTTTGATTATTGCAGCTCAGGGATCGGAAGAGATTGATACACGGTCACCTATGGGTAAGGCTTTCTTATTCTTCTCGGGGATATGGGCGCAAATCTATTTGGAGAATCTTCGCGAGGAAACATTGAAGGGTCTTATTACGAAAGCCAAAGGCGGTGGCATCCATATGTCTCATGCGCCGCTTGGATATGACCTTGATCCTGAACAAAACCTCATAATCGTGGAAGAAGAAGCTAATCTCATTCGGACGGTATTTAAAAAATACTTAGCTGGCATCGGTGTAACCAACATCGCTAGAGATATGAACAACTTTTCCACAGGTAAACAAGGTGGTAAATGGGACAGCAAGCGAGTACGTACAATCATTTCGAATCCCACTTACGCAGGGTATAACCATTTTAAACCTGAACATTGGCCTGAGGATCAACGTATTATCCGCGAGGGTTCTCATGATCCGATTATATCTCGCGAGGACTACGCAAAGGCTCAGCAGTACGTCCAGAGGAGATCTACAGGGCATATGTCTAAGCGGTCGTTTGATTACGCCTACAGTGGCATTGTGCGTTGCTCCTTATGTGGGGCTAACTATGTGGGTAACTCATCTGTACATGGGGATAAGACGTATAAGGGTTATCGCTGCTACAACCAGTATGCACATAAGACGTGCGATGCCAAATCTATATCTGAACGTGAGCTAAACAGAATTGTATTGGAAAAGGTTCTGATGCTGGATGAGGGGCTACAACCGAAGAAGATTGAAAAGAAAGAAAAGCGCGATATGCAAAAGGAAGTTGAGATATCAAATAAGCGTCGTAAAAACTGGATGCTGGCATTAGGTGACGGAAAGTTATCCCCAGATGACTATGCCATGATGATTGAAGAGGAAGAACAACGTATGAATGACATCTATTCCAAGATACGTGAAGACGACGCTGTATATGAACCTGAGCAATCTACAGAGGAAGTTAAGCAGACTATGCTTCAGTTAAAGGAGAACTGGGAGTACATCGATGCCGACTTACAAAAACAGGCTGTCCAATCTATGTTCCGTAAAATAGTCATAAACAAAGAAAAAAACAGCTGGCAGATACTTGATCTGCTACCTGTTTAATTCATTACGTACTTAGTGTTGGTTAGTTCATCCACCTAAGTACGTATTTTACGTACTTTAATGGAGGTGAGGGGCGTGGGTATATATAAAGTACGTAATTATTCAGACTCCATACAGACTATTATTACCATGTTCGTGTTATAATATACATAACGATTACACGCGAGGTAAAGGAGATGGATAACCCATGAGCGAATTCGATATCAGTAAAATTGACACAAGTAAATACGAAGTGAGCATTAAGGATAATAATCCTGAGGACAAAAACTTTGACGCTTTGCTTAAACACCTAATGAGCGTCGTGCTGGATCGATCTATCCCCGAGGATCAAAAACTTCATTATCACGCTCAATTAAAAGAGTTGATGAGGTTGAAGAGCATCACTATGCAACCGCCGACGATAGTATTAACGCCAAAAGAGTCCACCCCCGAATAAGGAGCACATATGTACGGTATAACTCAAAAAGAAACGACTGAATATGTCGCAAAATACATCAAGGATCGATATGGTAAGGAAATGTCACCCGATGAACTATTCAATAAGCAGCCGTGGCATAAGATCGTGTGGCAGAAGTTTCACGCAAATGCTTACTATGGGACGAAAAACTATTACTTTAGTTGGGATGATGTACCGGAGCCTGAGGAAGGATCACTCGCGTATATCATATCGAAGGATATATTAGAGAGGTATCAGTATAAGAATGGGAAGTGGAATGATTTAGGTTCTGCCAATGCAGAGTGTTGGAAATGAACAAAAAAACGCCTAGCAGGGATGCTTTCCCATACTAGGCGTTTTCATCGGATGCTTTCCGATAAATAGATATTACCATTTATTGGGTGGTTTGTCTACTATTTATCAAAGTACATTCCCATTTCTTTCGTAATCTCGTCCATCTTGAGCAGATAAGGTTCAAGCCACTTTTTCCCCACTGGATCTTTTTTATATTCTCCAAATATCCAGTTGTGTTGATTAGTGGCTTTGTATGCTTTAGCCATTGCTTGTTCGGGATCTACCTGAGACTTCATCTGCAATTCGAGTTTAGCGATATCATTCCTGATGCGATCCACCGATGTACATGGGCATGCTGTTGGATTTACCTCATTGTGCCCTAGAATCTGCTTGATAGGCAATATGCTTTTAACTGTCAGAATGGCTGCATACAGGAGTTCTCTCTCACGATCAGTTAATTCCCTTTTAGATAGATCGGCATTTACCACAATGCCCACTGTGTAAGTGTTATGCCCTCCAGCGTGAAAGGTAAAGGATAACAAATCATTAAGCTGCTTGATTAACCCTTCGTCAATCGCTACGTGGTACGCGATCCCTGCACCCCATTGCTGGGCGTGGTAATTGGCGTGACTAACTAACGTGCCCTCTGGCGGACCCGAATGATGGATGATTATTGTATCAACATCTTCTGGGTTTCGCAAACCCTTGTGATATGTTCCATCCCACATGCCGCGAACGATATTCTGCTTATTAGGAAGTGTGTCCCATGACTGTTTCTTAGGAAGTTTATCAGTGATATCTACGATCTGCGGAGCACTAAATGTGAGTGCTGTTGTCAATTGTATACTTCGTAGGCTCATTTGGTTTTTCTGCCTCCTTCTTCTTATGACTCATGAATATAGCCACGATTGCCATAATAGCCGCGACACCGTTAACGAGGTCGTTGATTAGCTCATCTGGAATGTTGATTCCAAATGAGTTGGATACGAGCTTTCCTGCGGCCACAAGACCGCCAATTAGCGTTGGCCAGTTAATTTCTTTCACGCTGATTCCTCCTTTTTATAAACAAAAAAGTCGTCTGTTATGACGACTTCATTCCCCAGTACTCTTCTTCAGCTTGAATACGAACTCTTGCAGCTTCTTCAAGGTCTTTGAATAAACCAAGAAATATTCTTTTTCGATTTACGTTGATCGAAGCTAACCATTTACCTCTATCTTTATCCCATTTAACGCCTCTATATCCGGAATTGTTATTCTTAGGTATTCTAGTATTTCTAGCTTGAACTTCTCTGGTTGACCAAGTACAATTTGACGGTTCATAATCTCCATTAACATCGATCCTATCAATAGAATGCTTATCTGATGGTCTAGTTCCCATATCGTTCAAAAAATCCTCGAAACTATTTAACCAACGATCGCAAACAGTTATACCTCTGCCTCCATAATTTTCAAACCCAATGTTCTTATGATTTGTACATCTGCTAATTAGATTAGCCCAACAATTGTATTCAGCAGAGCGATGCGAATGACCATGTTTATACGATCTCTTGGATCTGTTTTCATGATTTAATAAACAACCGCATGACTGTGTGTGGCCGTTTTTGAGGTCGTTACCATTAACGACGGTTTCCTTTTTGCATTCACATATGCAAAGCCACCGTGTCATGTTAATCCCCTCTTTATTGGGCACACGGCAGATAACTACCAACTTGCCATACTTTTGTCCAGTTCTATCTATCACCCTAGCTTGGCCCTTTATACAACCGCATGATTTGGTTTTTCCGGTTGTTAAATCTCCTCGCCTGGCGACACGAGTGCCTCCACATTCACATACACAATTCCATTTTATATGACCAGTTGTCTCATGGATTGATACTGCAGTTAATAAGCCGAATTTCTTTCCAGTTAAGTCATGAATTATTCCCATATAAACACCCTCTCAGTGTTCTCTAATTTAATTAAAAGGGGCAGCGCAGTAGAGCTCTGCGTTTTCAGTTGGCCGACCTAGCCCCCACTAATATTATACCATATTTAAGATATTTTTTTGTGCTTGCCTCCAGGTGGATCTGATGACAACACTATCTCCACAGCACGCTTGAGCTCGTCGCTGCCATGCTGTTGGATATCCTCGTAGTGGAAGCGGACATACGCAGCAGAGTCATCGAGTAGCTCCCACCACTTAGCTGGTTGGTCGGAGGTATGTTCGGATTCGTCAAACTCGATCAATCGTATCAGCTCCTTTCAAAGTAAAAGACACCCCGAAGGGTGCCTAATGTAGTCCTAATTCTTTTTTCACTTTGTTGCGTCCATTTTCTCTTGCCGTGGATAAAATATCTTTAATCTTCTCAGCCTTTTTAGCGTCAGACAATGTAGGAGATAAAGCAGATACCTTCTTGATTATTTCAGCGCCAACTTCCTCCTGGAGTTTAGCGTACCGATCAATAGATAGCGCAATAGTTTGCGATACTCCCCTTCTGTCCTTTCCAGTAACTTTCTTATCAGGAGCGCTAGGCGCTAGTGACTTGTCACCAGTGCGGTCTATCAAATCAGAAATAACCTTCGCAGCCTCTGTATACGGTGCAACTTCCGATTTGTACGGGTTAACGTATTGGCCTAGTGCACCTGGTGCGTTTTGTTTCGTGATACCAAGTGTAGTTTTGTTTGGTGGCAATGACTGCGACAGTCCAGGTGTCCGCGATTGAAAGTATGATTTCACATCTGGAATTAATCCATCGTTATATGGTGTCTTGCGCTGTATTGGATCCTGCCTGCGTGCTTCTTGAGCCAGTGCGCTCGGGCTGAAACTCTTGAAGAATGACTCAGCAATTCGCATTGGAGCACCCAACGCTTTCTCCCCTACGGTACCGCCGTAACTCGGCTGGAACACATCTTGCACACCTTTAAGTGTAGACATTCCGTAGAGTGAACCGAACGCATCAGCGCCCGCCTGACTTACTCGCTCTCCTAGTGGTTTATCCTTATTCTCAGATAAACTAGCGCCGATTGCAGCAGGGAATGCCAATGGTTGCAGCTTGTTGTAGTCAAAGGCTGAATCACCTTTTCTATATTCCGCTGCCTTTTCCGCTGCCTCAGATCCTTCTCCGTTAAACATAGCTTCAAGATATCTTCTTAACGCTGATGTATTAAACCTATATTTTCCCTTGCCCGCCTGTTCTCTAATAGCGTCTACATCTTTATCCCCACTATCGTTAGCACCAGTAATGATGCCAATCTGCTGAAGGTAATAGCCCAAGGAACCGATTCCGGCAGAACCAGTTAGTCCTAGTGATAGCGTGCGGATAGCCTCGCGCTGTGTCGCCTTTGATGTTGGGCTAATCAACTGATATAACCCCTTAACGATACCTGCAGGCGTCAATGTGACTGCTGTTGATGCAATGTTAACTGGCGTTCTCACAAACGGGAATATGGCGTTTACAGCAGGCTTAATTGCATTTGGTGAAGAGTTAAGGAAATTCGCCACTTTACCACCCGTTGTGTCAGATCGTTGGAAAGTTGTGTTTTTACCGATACGATCAGCTTGTAAAATAGCTTCTTCGGTAGGATTGTTCACGAATTTCTCAATGTGATTCTGAATTTCTTTCTTACCTTTAATTCCTTGGTTCTTAGCATCTAGGAATCCTTGTTTAACGATTTCAGAATCGAACACAGATTTATACGTCGCATAGTCAGCGCCCTTAGCGACAGCACCTAATGTACGTTCAGCTATTCCAAATGGATTATATGGACTCTTGAACGCTAGCCCTCTAATTTCATTCGTACTTTGTATGCCCGCAGGATTAACTCCTTGTGCTCCAGCTTTAGCTCCTACTTTCAGGTTCTTCATGTATCTAGACATGAATTGTAGTGGATTTGACCCATATAATGTGGTCGTTCTAGGAGTGTTTAACGCCTTGCTCATCACTACGTCTATCATCGAGCCTAACACGTCAGCAGCGTACCCTGTAGTCGCCATGATAGGTCCTGAAGCTGCGTTAATTGCCTGCGTTCCTGAGTTTAGTAGCATAGACATATAGCGGATAGCAAGTATTTTATCCCAAACTGATGACTT